GCGGGATACGTCGGCAGCGTTCAGGATAACCATGTTCATGGTGTCCGATTTGCTGACCGATACCTGCTCGCCCTCCACCATCATGCGGAACTTGCCGCCGCGGATGCTGATCCGCTTGCCAGCGGCACCGGCGCCGCCAGCCATTTTCTTGTTCATGTCCAACAAGGACGCAAACAGGTCGCTATTCACGAGGGCGTTGCCCTTAAAGATGTCGAGGTTGCTCACGCTGGTTCTCCTTAAGCGTTGTGTGTTTCTTCGTTGTTTTCGTCATCGCCGAAATCAAACTCGTATTGCGCCGGCGGCGCTGTGGCAGGGGTCTCACCATCGTCGACTGCACCCCCACGAGTCAAGAGCGCTTGCTCGATCTTTCCCAGATCGTAGCGAAACACGCGGCCGAGCCGCATGTACGTACCGGCAGGGATCTCGCCGGATTTCAACATCGCCATGATAGTGGCGTTCGATACACTGAAGTGCGCGGCCAGATCGCCAGTCGTCACGTATTTGGTAGCAGTCATGCTTTCCTCACGGTGATTGTGTACTCCGAGTCCGCATTAATGCCCGGGGGTACGATTTCAGGGTTCTCCTCAAGAAAGGATTTAACGATCGTTTGGTTCAACCGCTTCTCAAGGAACTCAGGCACGTTGTTCTCCACAACAAACCGGTGCATCGCTTCCCAATCGCTCGTCCAGTACCGCGTCTTCATGCTGCGGTAAACCAGACCCGATGCAGTCCGCACGCTTTCGACCTCGTGCTCCTTGCAGTAGTCCAGAAGAGCGCCTTTAACCTGATCCATTTGGGCGGTCAGCGTGTCTTCCTGCTCCTTGAACTCGGCGGCCAGCTTGGCCTTGGCGTCGCGCATCTTGATGTAGACACGAGTCAGCTTCTCGATTGGGGTATCGGTCGTCATGTGGTTCTCCTTTGGTGTTGTTTTGTATCCTGTTATATAGTCTCGCGCGCCTAGTCAAGCGCCATCTTATACAGGTCGATTACCTGTCTGTGTAGGTCCATCTTACCGTCAAGTAGCTTGTAGACACGTTCTTCAACCGGGGAGCCTACCAACTGCACGATGGTGCATTTGTTGACCTGCCCTTTGCGGTGTATGCGGGCGTTGGCCTGCTCGTATATCTCCAACGACGCCGTCGGGCCCCACCACACGATCGTATCGGCGGCGGTCAGTGTCACGCCATGTGCCGCCGCTTGCGGCTGCACCACCAGCACGCGGGGGTCGTGCTGGTTTTGAAACGCTCTGAAGATGTCAGTGCGCTCACCGGCACTGACGGAGCCGCTGATCACCTCGCAGGTAATGGCGTCGGCGCGCAGCTTCGCGGTCAACATCTCTATGGCACTGCGGAACGGCACGAATATGACCACCTTGTTGGAGGTCTCGGCGAGCACTTCCATGAGCACCTTGTATCGTGTGCTGATGTCGAACTGCAGGTTATTCTGGTCATCGGTAATCACCGATCCCGAGCTGATTTGCAGGAGTTTTGTCATGACCACGGCGGCGGTTCCGGCGGTTACGTTCTCGCCAGCAGCTTCAAGCAGCAGCTCCTTGCGCATCTTGCCGTAGAACTTTTTCTGCTGCGGGGTCATCTCGACGGCACGTGACACGTAAACCATGTCGGGCAGGTCAAGGCATTCGGACTTGCTGTGTCGGATCGCTGGCTGCAGGACACGGTGCACGGTCTCGGCGGCGTTCTCCTTGGGCGCCCATTTGAAGTTGCTGATCTTGCGCATCACCATGTCTTGAAAAGCGTTGAAGAAGCGCGGCACCCCCAGCGGGTTCACCAGCTTGGCCAGCCCGTACGCCTTTTCAGGCCCCTGCGCGGCAGGCGTGCCAGTCATCATCCAGAGCCATGTGTCCGGCCCGGCCAGCTTGTTCAGAGCTTTCCAGCGGGCGGTCTGTGCGTTTTGCAGGGCGCTCGCTTCATCAACGATGATGAGATCGAAGCCTCCGGCCGCCAGATCGTCGAAGGCGACCTTCACGCCGTCATAGTTGATGATGACGAACTCGGCGTCGCTGTTGATAATCTTGCGGCGCTTCTCGGCGCTGCCGTAGGCCACGTCCACCTTGCGGTGCATGGCGAAGGTAAACAGATCCCCGCGCCAAGCGGCGTCCATGATCGAGACCGGACAGACCACCAGCACTCGCTTTATCAGACCCTGCGTCAACAGGAAGTCGGCCGCCCAGATAGCACTGGCCGTTTTTCCCACGCCCGGATCACTGAAGCAAAAAGCCTTCTTGTGCAGGGTAAAGAACGCAGCGGTCTCGCGTTGGTGAGACATGGGTTTGAACTTGCCCGGCCAGTCGTATTGCCGCTCAATCGGCGACGGCGCGTCGAAGTTAAGAGCCCGCAGGGTCTGTGCCTGCTCGACGCCCCACTTCACGGCAACGGTGTTCGCGTCTATCTGCTTGCTGTCCGCCACGGCCGCTAATACGCGTGCCGGATTCTTCAGGCGCAGCACGAGCGCCTTGTTGTCGATGATCTCCATGGGTTCTCCTGTTATGCCTCGGGCATAATTTACTTCTTCGGTGGCTTGCTAATGCGTCCACCGCCGGCACGGTTCTTGCTAGGGCTCTGCAGCTTTACGCCGTCCTTGTTTGAGCCACCCCGAGCCAACGGCTTGTTGTGGGCAAGATCCTTACCCTTGCGGGCCGACCTGCCGTTCTTCTTGTCAAAGGCATAGCGGGCACGGGCACGCTCGTTGCGGTCCTCGCCTTCACCGCGCTCCAGCTGTTTTTTATATTCACGCCCGTATGGGCGATCTGCGTTGTTCTTGTAGGGCATCAGTAGTTCCCTTGATGTGGGCACTCCGTCACAGGGCAGTGCCGTTTGCACAGTCCGCTCGGCTTGGGGTTCCATACGCCGGTTTCGAACGCTGTCTCCATACTAGCATAGTTGGAAAGCCACTTCTTCCACATATCGCGCTGCCCCGTGCGTTCGTAGGCCGCCTTGACGAAATCGTTTGCGATGACAAATAGCAAGCCCGCGCGGATGTTCTTGACCTGTGGGAAGTGCCGAAACACAGACAGCGCCATCAGCTCCAGCTGGCCCTTCTCGGCGTAGCGCGCCGACTTGCCCGTTTTGTAGTCGCATATGGTTGCGTCCTCGCCGTCGATGATGAGCAGGTCCACGATGCCACGGAACCAAACATCCTTGTCGAAGAAGTCGCAGGGCTCCAGCTCAACGGTCAAACCAAGCTTCTGTTCGCACAGCTTGTCACCGGGCTTGGCAGCAAGCGCATCGAGCACCGGTTGGGCAAACCCAAAACGACCCGGCACAGGGGTCCCATCGCGGATGAAATGCTCGGCCGCCTCGTGGAACTCGGTGCCGTAACGCATGGCGTCCGTTTCTTGAAACGGAAACTGCTTGAGCACGTTGACGTGATAGAACTGCTTTGGGCAGGTCTCAAACGACTTGATCCGGCTGAAAGACCACGGTGCCGGCCCTACTGGTTTACCCATTCCCACTTCCCTTTGTTACCTTCGACGATCTTTCCAGCATCACGCAGTACTTTCCACGCGTTGCTGTTCTTGCGCGGGATCTTCTCGACGAAGGGGCGCTCTTGCGCACCGACTGCCATCAGGATCTCCTCGCACTCTTTCACGTACCAATCGTAGTCCACGTCGACGGGGAAACGGTCCGGAAGATCCATCAGAGGCTTTGCGCCTTCCGATCGTGGCACGGTGTTTCCGTTTGTGGAGTAGTGAATGGCGCCCTTCTCCCCCTCAGCGTAGTACAATCGGATAGCTTTGCCAAGCGGTTGGTTATCTTTTATAGCCCCTCCTGTCACCGTGCGCAATGTTAGAAACTTAGATATGTCTCGACAGCTGCGAACTGTATGGTTCACTAGAACGTCTTTGGTCAGATACGCGATGACCGCTTCGGCGCAGATCGGCGTCTGCGGGTTCTTGCTGAGGGACACGGGGCCGTAGACCCCCTTGGCCTTGGCGCTGCCGTCTTCTTTCACAGCGATGTAGTTGTTCACATCACGTGAATACAGCGCGCGGTACACGGTCTCCTCGGTCTTGAGCCCCGTGTGTTTCTCCCACTTCTGCACGATCAGGTTGAGCGCGTCACGATCACTGTGCGGGCACTTGATAACAATGCCGTCGGTGTTGGCCGACACGACAGGGATGCCGTAGCGCTCCAAAGCCTCGATCAGCATCAGCAGTGTCAGCTGCCCCGTGAGCGTGGTCCTGATCATAAACTCTGGGGAATACAACGTGCTGTAGCGGTTTGAGGTCTTTCCGAAGGTGCCGTTCAAAACAATCTTAAGCGCATTCGACTTGACCTTGTCGCCAGCGTGCTTGGCCGCAAGCCGTTCTTCGAGGATGCCGCCGTACACGGTGTTGAAGTGCGCGCCGAAACCACCCGGCCGCATGTTCATGTTAAGCATAAGGCGCGGGTAATAGCTCTCAACGTCCCGGTCGATCAGCACGTTCTTGTCGTCGCTGAAGTGACAAATTTCAGACTCTTGGCTGTGCAGGCCGCCGATGCCGATCTTGTAGCGGCTCTGCCCGATCTCGATCCTCAACGCTTCGATGGCAGCCGGCATGATAACGTGCCCGGTCTTGCTGTTCAGAACCATCTCGGCGATGCGCACAATATCCAGCACCTCTTGGAGAGGCTCTGTGGAAAAGCGGACATACGCTGGAGGTGCTTAGTAGAAGCTGTCCCTATCGGCCTCGACTTTCGGCGG